TTGTTCACGGAACTCGAGACTGCGTTCGTCGACACGAAAAGTGTGGGCGCGGCCCTTGAACTCTCCACGCTCATCAAGGAAACCTTCCCAGACTACGATTTTGGCTATCACACCGAGATGATTAAGAACGTTTCATACGTCGAGCATACAGGCCTGTCATAGTCGCGACATTCATCGTGGGGTCCACCAACTCGCGAATGGTTCTGGCCAATCGGCGCTTCAACGCGTCGTCATCCGGACTTTTGTTTTGCGCACTGAACCACGCGTTCATGCTCTGACGCACGGCGTTTCTATCGGACTGACGCAGAACGACTAATCTGATGTAGTCGAGTGCAAGTCGCCGTTGTCTCGTATATGTTTTTAAGTTTACGTTTGGTTTAATGTTTTTATTTTTCAACATGTTGAGATTGTTCTTCGTCAACTTTAATTGCTTCAATTTCTTCGCCTCGTCATCCACGGCTTTTTTCGTCACAGTCTTGATTCGGCGTCGAATGAGAGGTCGAATGTTAGCGTCGTGTGTGTTCAGGAATGTTCGTAACTTTCTTTCTCTCACCACATCCTTCACCAGCTTCACCACTTCACCCTTGAAGGGCACGCCCTTTTTGTTTGTCTTCATGGACTTCATGCCATTCTTGACGACTCGCAAATCGGCGTTGGCGTTGCGCCCTGTCTTGAATCCCGGTCCGTACGCGTTCGTAATCATCCCTCTGATGCTCGCGTTGTCAATGCCCCGGTTTTTCGAAAGTTTATTGTTCGTGTTGTTCTTCTTCTTGTTGTTGTTGTTGAACACGCGTTCGAGCGCCGCGTTCGAACTCTTTTGAAAAATAGCTTCACACATATCCTTCTTCTTCCACGTCTTCTTTGCGAAAATACCCATGGCTTTGCAGATTTGTTTCAACTCGTCGAGCGAATACTTTGAACACATCTTATCGTTCAACAACGTGTTTGACGTGTTCGTCAGTTTTCGGACGCGGGGGATTCGCACCCTCGTAGGTGCTGGTTCAAGATTTTTCTCCATAATCGGTGCAAACGTATTCGTCGGCGTGATGAGTCCACGCGTTTTCAGGCGTTCGACGAATTTTAAGGCTGCTTTGTATGCACGTTTAATCTGTGCCACTGACTTTTTATGAAGCGTGATGAATCCATTGATAGTGACGCTGTCGATGACCTCGCCTTCGTACTTAATCTGACGCACGTCAGACGCCTTGAGTTGTTGCTCGTACGTGTGGTCGATGCTATTTTTCGTCAACGCCTCACTGAGCACCCTGGGTTGAATCGTCCCGTTGACTTGAAACGACGCATCGAGCGACGCAAATTTCAAGGTGAGGTCCGCACTGTTTTGACCCAAGTACTTGTTCACGATGTATCTACCAACCTTGAGTGGCGTTTCTGGGTCGTTATCGACGCACCCACCTTGAATCACCATTTTGTCCTTGTACATGCGCGCGATGATCATCTTTTTCCCCTTGACGGCGACGCGAAATTCGATGAATGTCCACGTTTGGTTTTTCAACTGCGCGGGGTCTAAATTTTGATGCACCTTGAACCCATACAAGTTCGTGTGCGTCACACCTTTTTGAAATTGTCCGTAATACCCCGAAATTTCACGCGTGTTAAAGTTACCATTGATTTGTAATGGTTTAGTTTTACGAACAAAGTTTAAAACATCGGGACGGGCGATGGGTCCCACTTCTGCGATAAAGTTCGTATAACGCAGGTCACTCGTTTTGATGTTCGTGTCGTTTGCCACAATCGCGTCGTAGTTGTTGTTGTTGTTGTTTACAAATTGTGCAAATTCACCCATGTTGTTGTTGTCGCTTTTCTCGATTCTCACGTTTGCCTTTTGTAGGAACGCTGCGAGTGTCGGTGGAGGGCCCTGACTCATTAATATACGATGAGATATTTTATTCAAAAACGGCTTCTTCCTGTATGACGTCTAAACCATGGATGAACTTCTGATTGTTGTACATGCGCCCTCTGTACGTGAGGGAGGCTGTGGTCACCGTGATGTGTCGCTGACTAAACGCACCCGCGTAGCTATCTTCGTTGAACCGTGGCTTGCCGAGGTTATTCATCTGGCAGTGTTGATTAAACGCAGCCAAGAACACGCTCTGGGGGATGAAGAGCTTTTCACCGAGCTGCACGCTGCTGTCTTCGAGGAAGTGATGAATCGTCGACGTCATCTTCGCAACTTCCTTCTGGACGCTCTTGAAATATTCGGGAACGACGTTCCAAATGTCCTTGTCCGAATACCGGCTCGCGTAATCAAGATAGGCTCGCACGCACTTCAACAGAATCACAGGTAACTCTTCGCATAATTTCGCGTCCAAGTGCGGGTCTGCATCCTGCACTTGGTGTCTGAAGTTCCACGGCAAGATGCGACGAAGCACGGAACCGGAATTGTCCTTCCACGAAGGCACCTCGTTACCACCCAAAACCCCTGGGGTGGTCCATTGCATGCTGATTGCGTTCTGGTGCTTGACCGCGATGGACACGTCTTCACCGGACACGAGCGATTGAAACTCAGCCTGCTCAAGGGAGAGGTCGCCCTTGACCTCGGGAGCGATGAACATGAATGAATCATAGATTGACGACAGACCAAACTTCTTCTCAATGTTGTTCGAAAGCGTGCGCACGTCGTTGCTCTCGTAGAATTTACGAAAAACTTTGGTGATGACCGTGGACTTCCCCGACCGCGCGATGCCCTTGAAGAAGGGTATGATTTGCCACCCATCGAGCTCACCCACGTCGAAACAGAGCCGACCACCCATGACGTAAGCCCAGCGAGAGACGTCTTCGTCAAACTTTTGATAATTGAAAATACTTTGAAAGTGTGGGGTTGGAATGTCCCACCAATCATCGACGTAGTTGTAATCATCAAAGAACTGGTCGAAAAACTTACTGCTGACGAGGGTCGGGTCTAAAGAACGGAATTCCTTACTCTCGTATGGGTAAAATCGACACGAGTACTTTCCCTCCTTTGGCTGCCACTCTTTCCCTATGAAGACCCCATTTTTAAAACTCCACACGTGTCTATCTTTGATGATTTCAGGAAACTGAGAGTCGATGCAATTCGAGAGGTGATTAATGACCTCCCTCGCCGTGTTCCCACGCGAGGTGATGTCCTTCCACACGTCGAAGTTCACCTCTTTTTCCGCAAACTCATAGACAAACTCGGGAATGGCGCACACCTTTTTCCACGAACGCGTATAGGCACCCTCTGAAATGCGCTGAATGTAACACTCCCCCTTGTAGCGACGCATCTGTTTCTTGTAGGTTTCGTCCAGACACGCGACGATAGCTCGTTGAAACGGGGTCATCTCCCCGAGACGCGTCTCGTCCATCGGGGTGGCGTCGAAATATTCAGGGTCGACGTTCATCTTGTCGGGCTGTTCCCGTGGGTTCTTTATGCGTTGCATGGTATTGAGATGCAGACGAACATTCTTAAACCCTTCAGACACTTGCTTAATCAAGCGACACACACGTTCTCCGACAGCCAAGTTGACGTTGTCATCTTCCACGTAGTCCACCATCTCCAAGGCTTTCACGCGTGACCCAATATTTTTCAAGACTCTAATTTCCCTCTCCCTTTTCCCATCGATGACTTTCATATTAACACTCGTGGGGAACCCACCCACTTTTTCGGACGGATCGAAAAATTGGTCGTATCCCAGGCGAACGCACTTGTGCATGACGTCTTTCGCGATGTCTTCGCCGCTGAGGTACCATTTTTCTTCCATCAGTCCAAGGATGCGTAGTATTTGTTCACTGGAGAGCGTCACTATCTGATTTCTCAGTAGTTCCATCTCTGACGCCCCAGTGTCGGGTTCCCTCTCTATGTAATGGGTCATGTCTGAATAAATAATGCTGAGAATTTTTAAGTGAGTTTGGACAAAATTTTGATGAGGATTTTATTTTGCATTTCCAACTGATCGCCGATGTGCAGGAGCGCCGTGCACACGGTGTCGCCCTCTGGGGTGGCCAACGTGGACGCCAAGATTTCTTCAGACCCACCCGGGCCCATGTCAAAGTCGTCGTCCATGTCCATCTCCACGTCGTCGTCGTCCTCCAGGAGCTCGTCCTCCTCGCGCTCAGACTCGGACTCGGACTCGGTGATTTCGGGTTCTTCTTCAGGCTGACTCATGATATACCCTAGACTGAGAAAAGACACTACGCGTTTTACCGCATGTTCCAGGCCAAATTTTTTTCTTAGTGTATAGTACAAACAACTCTCACAATGGCCGGTGGTCTCATGCAACTCGTCGCGTACGGTTCGCAAGACATTTACTTGACTGCGAACCCGAAGGTTACCTTCTTCCAAGCCGTTTACAAGCGTCACAGCAACTTCGCGTCCGAAGTCATCGAGCAAACCGTTAACGGTACCGCCGCTGACAATGGTCGCGTGTCCATGACGATCGCCCGTAACGGTGATTTGGTCCAAGACATGTACCTCGAAATGAAGGCGAAGTCTGGCCTCAGCTCGTCCACCAAGGGTGCGTCGGCCATCTACGCCGCGGAACGCGCCGTCAAGGACATCGAAATCTCCATCGGTGGTCAACGCATCGACCGCCACTTCCAAAAGTGGTGGCGTTTGTACGACAACTTGTACCACACCGAAGCCAAGAAGGCTGACTACGCCAAGATGACGTCCAACACCCAAAACGGTGCCATCTACTTGCCGCTCATCTTCTGGTTCAACCGCCACCCGGGCTTGTCTTTGCCGCTCATCGCGCTCCAATACCACGAAGTGCGCGTCGACGTTGACCTCTCCTCGGAATTCTCCCACTACACCGATGGCTCCACGTTCAAGTGCTGGGCCAACTACCACTTCCTCGACACCGAGGAACGCCGCCGCTTCGCGCAAAAGTCCCACGAATACCTCATCGAACAAGTGCAACACACTGGCGTCGACACGGTTGAAGCGGATAAGACGAAGCAAGTGCGCCTCTCCTTCAACCACCCGGTCAAGG